GTGCATGTTTCTAGCTCAGGCAAGAAGATTGAACATTATGAGCAGTATTTGAATGAAGTCATAGAGTTTCTCCGCACGGGAAAGGAACCGAATATTGAGTGGACTCTGCCTCCGAAAAACGAAAATGGATTTACTTTTTCAAAGCAACATGATGATGAACAGTGGGCGATTTTGGAGAAGAAATTGCGTGTCTTCAATATTCCTTCTGGGATATATATTATGTTGGAACGTCTTGTTTCTCAGTTTCGGCATGTAAAAGAGAGAGGATGGGCCATTCGGATAGGTCATAAGTGGTCTCATGGAGGAGCGGATACTATTGCTCGTTGTCTAGGAGTCACTGCAGAGAACATGTTTAAGAAAATTCTTGTTGAGGGAGATATTGAGAAATTCGATCAGGGGGTTATTGAGGATATCATTAATCTCTATTATTCTACAATGCATATCCATCAGGCAGATGATGAGGAGAAGAAAGTATTTGAGCGAATTACGAAGTTTCTCCTTAAAGTTATGTTGAATCGGGTTACTCGGATTTTTGCAGATGTGTGGGGAATTATAAAGGCAGGTGTCCCGTCAGGTGCTTATCAGACTAGTCATTTGGATTCTTGGGCGATGCTTTTTTATTTCTGCATTTTTTGCGTGTTTACGATGCATTCAGAGACAGATCTTGAAAAACGAGAGAAATTGGAAATGGAATTCCTCTCCGTGGTAAAGGCAGTAGTGTATGGAGATGATCATCTTTATAATAAGGGTGAAGGGTTAGGCTCACACTATTTTTCAGGAACGGCATTTGCGGCCTTCTTGAAGACTCATTTTAATGTGAAATTGCGAGATTTGAAAGATGGTGTTCAGTTCGTGTCTAAGACGCGAGATGGGTGGCTGGTTGATGTAGGTGCTACTTTTTTAAAACATCAATTTGTTATAAATCCTGATCGTGGACCGGGGCAGCCACAGTTCTTGCCGTTTCGAGAGAGTCGAGAATTTTTGATTCGTGCCGTTTGGGGTCGGGAGACTCGATCGAGGGATGAGATCGACGTTCTTCTTTCTTTGTTGGGTCATGCGTATGGTACTTACGCCTCGAATCGAGATGCTTATGATCGTATGCATCTTTTGTATTCGGAAATTGTGAGTGTGATTGGCCCAGATAACTTGCAAAATCGTCTGATGGAACGTGTAGCTGTAGAAGATTTAAAGAAAATACGCCAGATGGGAATGACTCCAGGAGAGCTTGTTTCAGGCTTTCCGCTTTGGGAAGTCTTGGTGCAGAAAAATGTTTATGATTCGACGTATCAAGATACTACTTATTCATCGTATGAGTTCTTAGATGAGTATGATTCTTTTTCAGAGCTGGACGTAAGTTAACGTGCACGTAACCTTTTATTCACCGCATTGGGAGCGGTATAGAAAAAAACCTATTGTGTAAGCGTAGTTCGATTCTACGGGCCAATGATATCTAGATATAGTTGGGTTTTCCTTCGAGGGGAAGGGCTTTCTAGACA